ACTTCGATTGCACCCTGTTTGATGTAGTCCGCAGGATCCTCAACTTCAATGACAGTACCGGGTGCGTAGTACACGCCATTGACTTTGACCTTATGCGGAAATTTCACCGAAGCCATTAGTATGCCTTGATGACATAGGTTTCGTCCATACGCTCGTAGGAGGGCAGGACGATCTCGGACACGGTGGTCTTGGTGTTGACGGGATCGCTGGTCACGGTGACAGCGATAGCCACGCCCTCGCTGGTGATGGACACATCAGCCTGGGTATTACCCAGGAGGGTACGCTCCTCAGGAGTCACACCATGCCAGGTGTTACCCAGAGCACCAGCAGGAATCAGGGTGCAGTAACCGTCAGCGTAGAACTTCTGGACAGCACCAGACTCGTCCTTATACTGCTTGGTGTACACCACGATGGTGATGCCCAGTTCGGTCTTGAACAGCTCCTTGACACGAGCATCGTTCATGAACACATTGGCGGTGGCGTTCTGAGCCAGGATGGCAGAACGAACCTTGGCGTTAGCCTTGATGTGGTTGAAGGTAGCACGGCTCATCACAGCAATGCTGGGACGGGAGCCAGTAGCAGCTTCAACGGCATCCTGACCAGCGGTGATGTCAGCCATGGGATCGGAGTTCTCATGGTCAGACCACTTGTCAGTTGCACCAGCCAGGGCGGTGTAGTTGTTCGCCTTGTAGGAACCGTCAGTATCGTAATTGTAGGAATACTGCACACCGTTGGCAGCGATCACGATACGGGGAGAGCCATCCACGGTGGGGCACAGGAGCTGCATACGCATACGCTCGGCAACGACCTGAGCACCGTCCAGGAGAGTGTTGGTGTCATCGAAGATGCGGGCAATGACATCAGCGGCGTAGGGATCGTTGGAATCCTTCACACGCATGATCTCCTGCTCGTCAGCTTCCTTCACCAGCATGGACTCACGGAAGAAAGCCATCTCGGTTTCATCGATCTTGAAGCCCTCACGAGCACGCAGAGTGGACTTCGCATCGAAGTTAGAGGGAGCCAGGGACACGGGCAGACCCTTGTGACCCTTGATCCACTTCAGATCAAGACCCATCTTCTTCTTGTTGGGGAACAGACCCTGACCCAGATAGGGAACACGGTTGGAAGCGGTTTCAGTCCAATGGGAAGCTACCGCTTTCGCATCGAAAATATCAGTAATCTTCATGTTTCTTTACCTCCTCTTAGCAGAATACGACATTCTTCAGAGCGGTCTTAGCCGCATCTGCGATGGTCACGCCGGAGTGTGCGGCAGCACGCTCGGTGTGGATGTAGCCACCGATAACCACGGTAGCCTGGGGACGCTCCTCGGCAACATCGTGGAGCAGGATGCCCACGGCATTTGCGTCATTCGCAACAGTACCGTCCAGGGCGATGGGGGAACCAGCCTTGCAAACACCTTCGGTGAAAGCGGCGGTATCCAGAGTGAGAGCACGGGCTTCGTACTCGCTGTTGAACAGAATCTCGACAGAGTTATCGACAACCTGACGAGCGTTCTTCATAGTGCCAATAGCCATTTTCGTTTCCTCCTTAATTAGATGTATTGGGACAGGATATCATTTGCGGTCTTGTCGGCTTCTACGGTAGCTTTCGCCACACGCTGTGCCAACTTCACGCCATCGGACTGCTCATCGCCGGGTTCTCCGGCAGGAGGTTCGGGCGTATCGTTCAGAAGTTTGGCTTTCAGAGCCTTTTCTGCATCCTCACCATGCTTCTTCATCACGGCGAACAGGGCGGTCATGTCACCATCCACCATAGCGGTGGCGGCGGCGGTCGCAGCCTTATCGTCATAACCCATAGCAAGGTAAGATGCCTTGTGGGTGCTCAAAGCCTTGTCCCTACGCAGACTTTCGAGTTCTTCCTGGATCTTCTGATCGGCAGCTTCCCGGTCAGCCTGAGCCTGTTCCTCCTCGGTCTGCTTGGTACGCAACTGCTTCTTGACAGCGGCGAGATCGCTACTCACCTTGTCAAACTGTGCTTTAGGGACGAATCCCTTCTTAGCGGGATCGAAGTCTTCGCCGGGAATGCCCTGATCTTCAAGCAACTTCAGCTTGTCTTCAGCAGACATATCCTCGGTGTAGCCCTCGACCTTACTCCAATCGATTGCCATTTTTAATTACCTCCAATGCGTTTATACGGTTCTCTCCGTTTGATTTTTGCGAAATTTATCCCCGCCTTCTCTGGCGGTTTGCGACTTATTTAAGGTGGTTTCTCTACCACCATCACTATCGGAGTCCTCATCGTCAGGAGGATCCGTGATGATCGGTTCAGTTGGTGCGGCGGGTTTGCTGGGACTCCACTTACCCTCCAGGTATTCCTTGGACTGCCGTGCCACATCCATGGGGTCATTGAACAGACCGCTGGTGGCAATCGCAATCTCAGGAGCCAAGCCAGCTTCGAGCATATGAAGCAGAGCCTGAGTCTTGGTAAGCAGATTGTCGTGCTGTCTACGGGTGAACTTGCAGTCAACCTCGGACAGCTTCAGATCGGTATCGCACTTCTCACGCATGATGCGGAGAATCAACCGCAGGAAGTCACGCTCGGACTCCTCAAACAGGGCTTCGGTGTCCTTTGCTCTGGCTTCGCATTGACTCCAGCCATCACGCAGGAACACGGCCGCACCCGTATCAGAGGTGGAGGAACCACCCTTGGTCGTGGTAGGCATACCGCAGATGATGAGGATTTGATCGTACAGGTAATCGACCAAGGTCTGTGTCTGACTCTGGTTCAATTCCTGCGTGATGATCTGCACATCGGCGTTGACACCGTCCGCAGACTTGATGACGATAGCACCAAGTTCACGCAGCTTTTCGATCTTATCCTTATCGACCTCACAGTTCACAAACTTGAGGAAACTCTGAATGAACTGCTCCACACCGTCAACACGGTTGGACATCAGCGTGTTCATTGCATCCAGAAGCGGAACGGCGGGTTCAAAGGAACCCATGCGGGTCATATTCAGCCGATATTCGTAGATGGGGCTGTCACCCAGGTAGTGGGGCTTCCACACCAGCAGCTTGGTGTCCATCACCTCGAAGTAGTGCGTCTTCGTGTAGCCGCAGTACACGCTCTTGAGCACATTGTTCGAGTCATACCGAAGAATCTCACGGACACCCATCAGTCTGCGATGACCGAAGCCGGAGTGGTAAACCACAAAGGTGTATCGGGGATCGGGAATGTCGATGACAAAGGGAGCATCGTCACAGTCCTTCTCGTACTCCTTATTGGGCAATGCCATTCGGTAACCATGACCACACACCGCCATCCAAGTAGCCAGCGTCTTGTCGTGGCTCACCTTATTCTGGAAGAACATCATGTCATTCAGTAAGGCGATACCCTTGGAAGCACCCTCCCGTTCGCCACGGCGAACATAGGTGACAGGCTCTCCCAGGAAATAGCTGGATGTGAACTGCGTGATCTCCGCAGCGTGGTTCTCAACGATCTTGTTGTTGATCTCCGGGCGAATGGTTTTGGTTCGGGACAGAATAGGCTGCTTACCCTTCATGTAGCGAAAGAGGTAATCGATCTCGGCGGCGTTTTCGTTGTGAACGGTCAATGCCTTGGTCAATACCTGAACGACATTTTCCTTCGTGATCTTGCTCACCGGGGAGATGATTTCTCTACGACCGTAAAGGGTAGGAGCCTTAGTCTGTTTCACTTCATCGCTCATCTCAATTACCTCCTTTTTGCGAAAATAAAAACAGCGCATGATCGTATGGGCGTAAGCCCTCGCAATCATGCGCTGTTAAGAATCTATTGGAGTATCCAATTTTACACTTACCATTATAACACCATATATAGTGGTTGTCAATACTTAATCTTATATTTTACCACAATATATAGTATTTGTCCATCAAAACGGTCTTTTTATTACCTCGACAGACACGGCAGTAAAACTCTGGGCGTAGTCAGCCAGCATGGCAAAAGCATCCGGGACATCATCGTGCTTATTCTTACCCGCCATCGTGTAGGAACAAAGCATATCGACCATCTTGCCGTACTCGCTGTTCCTGCGATACAGGGAGGAGTCCTTGAAAAGGCAATGCTCCTTGACCCAAGCACTATTGATGATGATCTTCGTTTCTTTGTTGGCGGTGGAGAATTTGGTAGTGATGTGCGTGATACCGCCCCGGCTCTTGAGCTGCTCCTGCACCTTCTGAGCAACTCGTCCACCAGCACTATTGCTCTCGAAACGGGCTTGCTTTACCCGATGACGGAACAGGATGTCCACCAGTCTTGCATCCACGATGTCCGGCAACCCGTTATCGCATACGCAGTCATCGATGTAATAATCGTCCCCATAGATATACGCAACTGGCAGGACAGCGAAGTCAGAGCCTTTGTCCTTGGTATCGCAAACAGCGATGATGCCATCGGGATCCCGGTCGGGCAGTTCAAAGTATCTCCGCAGCTCGTCCTGGTTGTAGACCAAACCTTCACGCTCGATGGGCTGGTTCATGTACAATGCCTTGAAGCTGGCATCGTCAAGGTTCACCATCATGTCCTCGAAATAGGCGGTGTCGAAGCCTACGCCGAAATCATAATCGAAGTTACTCTCGCCGTTCTCATTGAGGGCGGGAATGACAATGAATCTCGCTCTGGGGTCATCACCGTACTGCTGTTCCAGTCTGCCGATGACATCATGAACCGACCATCTCGTGGCGATATGGATTTCCTTCGCACCCAGCTTCTTACGGGACTTCAGATCGTTGGTGTAGCTGATCCACAGCTTGTCCAGTCGATCCTTACTCATGGCTTCCTCAATGCCGGACACAAGGTCATCGGCGTAGAGGATCTTCTCGCAACGGGTAGCACCCGTCAGCGATGCGTTGATGGCACGGCAAGTCAGCGTACTAAAACGATGCTTCTTGCCCAGGTCGATGGTTTCCTCTTTGGTATTGGTTCCCGCCAGTTCTACACCGGGGAAAACATCTGCCCACAGATACTCCGGGTCGGTGATGATCTGCAACGCTCCATCGAAGAAGGAACGGGTCAGCAGACCGGAGTGTGCCGATGCAAGGTTCGGGTTGTCGGGATATTTACCCATGACCATCGACAGGAAGAAGATGCCCAGCGTAGACTTGCCCGTGCCGGGTGGCATGGAAATTGTCAGCAAGTCCAGTTTGTCATCCAGCAAATCCTGCATGGCATCCACGACTTCCTTCAGAACAGACCGCCGGGGCAGATAGAATTTCTTCTCCGGCTCTCGATCCCACTCGACATAGAGCAGATAGCACTCGAAGTCATGGGGAGCCGCAGCCAGCACGATCTTCTTATGCAGCTCAAACAGTTCTCTCACTTCCACATCCGACCACGGGGTGTTCACCATCGCCCATTCGCACAGATCGTTGAGCCGCTTCAGATAACGGACACTCAGCTTGATGTCGGTCTTCAGAACCTCCAGGCAGAAATGGTATTGATCGGCAAAACCCTGTATTGTAGGCTTTTGACGGATGTTCGCTTCTATGATCTTCAATACTTTTTCCATAGTACCTCCTAAACAAAAACAGCGCATGGTTGGTAAGGACATCACTGTCCCTCGCAATCATGCGCTGTTACTTCACATTATATAATTGTCATCCATCCTTGTTAGGAATCTCTCCGAAATACTCTGGCTCATCGGAAGACTTCTGTCCACACCTATCGCAGATATAAATGGCTCTCGAATATAGACTGTTCCCGACTTCTTCTAATTCGGTAGAATCATATCTCATGTCATGATCGAGCGGTTCTATCGGTTCGACATCACTTTTACCGCAAAAACGACATTCATAACCGATCTCACCAGAATGGATACAAGTAGCATCCTTCTTGTATGACACCTCGAAATCGTGATTGCACCATAATTGATGAGATAATAATACGATAATTCCAACCATAACCAATATAACGGCGATCAAGACACATCGTTTCAATGATGTCATTGCGACACTCCTCTCACACTATTCCCCGTATGCGGCATATCCATCTCCCCATTCCTCTCTCGGAGTGACATGGGATGTTCGATCTGTACCAGGACGATAACCCTGTTCTTCCCACCACTCACCGATGTCTTTCCCTTCCCTACACAATTCCTTTGGCAAACGAGGAAATGTCAAAGCCTCGATGGGTGTGCAACCGTAACGATCAATTAGTAGATTAGCTCTCGATAACGCAACCCTATATTTTTGACACCAATCTTTTGCAGGTTTCGTAACCCCATTGATCGTCCACATATATTTGATATGTTTCACTTTTTCACGAGGACAGGTTGTTTTGAAATGAACATCGTGAGGCAATTCACTATCCTCTCTCAGCACCATGTCAAGACAATAAGAATTTAACTTATCATACGATTCCGCAACCTCTGGGTAATCATCAATCAGTTGCCGATAACACTCATTGGTCGGTGAATTATCTCTATCTGCACGAAGTTCGATAAGCTGTCGCTGAGTTAGAGTTTTACTTTTGTTAGTAAGTGACCAACCCGCAAGCATAGCACGCCAGATACACATAGTTTCTATGTTCCGAGCATCGTCCTCATTCACATTTGAACATAGAATGAATACTTTCATATCCTCAACATCAGATTGAGAGCGAAACGAGTCGTTTCTCCCACGAATAGTAGCGGCTCGATCAGGACTACCGTATCCAATGTACACTACTCTGCAATTCTTACTCACCCAAGCATACACACAGTAATGCCCACAACGATAGAGATTGTTACTATAATCGGCAGAAAATCGAGTATCACACTTGTCAATTTCAGATGAAGGTAAAGCAATCTTGTTCAATTCATCCATAATCAACCTCCGTGCGTCCTGTCCGGCTCCTCGCCACCACCATTTGAAAATCTCTACACTTTCCCAATACGGTAGTTCCATCCAATGCTTACTCATCCTCTGTTCCTCCCAAGATAGGTTCATGCTTTCCTCGCACCCATTCGGAATCCTTGCCGTAACGGTAATACCCTTCGTAGGTCTTACGATTGTTTACGATACTCTGAACGGTACTCAAAACGAAAGGCTTGCCGTTTCGGGTGACATACCCTTCATGGTTCAGAATATCCACAATAGCGAGGAGGGTTTCACCGCTATCACGAAGCTGGAACACTCGAATAACCACAGGACTCTCATCGGGATTGATAACCAATTCACCGCTCTGAACCATATAGCCCATGGGGGCACGACCGCCGGAATAACCGCCCTGTTTAGCTTTCTGCTTACGACCGCCAGCGGTTCGGACACGAATACTTTCACGCTCGACTGTAGCTGCCATGGCGAGGAAGTTCTCCAAGATCATGGCGGTCAGCTTATCCTGTGCAGACCAATCCTCGGAAACGCTCAAGATTTCCAAGTCCAACTTGGACAGCATATTCTTGTAAGCATAATACAGATTGATGTCCCTGGAGATACGATCTGCTTTCGCAACGATCACATATTCCACGGGAGGGTTGGTTACATCCCCATTCAGAATACGGTCAAATTCAGGTCGATGTTCTTTCGCACCGCTCACGCCCTCATCGATGAACCAGCCTGTGATCTCGATGTTATTCTTATCACAGTATTGCTGAATCATGTTCTTCTGGGAAGCAATACCAAACTTGTCTTCACCGACTTGACCATCGGTAGATACTCGACAATACGCAACTGCTTTTTTCATGGTTGACACCTCGTTTCAAATTTACATTTACATTATACGAAGTTACATTTACTTTGTCAATAGTTTCCGTAAATTTATTTAGGGAAAAAAGGGAAAAATTTTTACACCCTCTTACATATGAGAATGAGATACATGATGATATTTCCATATATTTAGATGACTGAAAATATTCCCTAATTTCCCTGAAACACACCACAAGTGACAAAAGTGAGTGTTTGAGTCATTTTCCCAGAAACTTTTTCTTATAGTGGTTCTTATAGAGGACTTTACTGCAAAAAGCCGATTTGACTCACTTTTATCACTTCCTTTTTAATTTTTGGGAATATTCGAGGCACTTACGCACCCCGCCCCCGCTGCCCCATATCCCCCAGGGGTACCCGCTCCGGCTGCGCTCCGGCTGTGGCTGTCCCGGATCCCGTCCCGCTGTGATCCGCTCCAGCTTTCCCGGCTCCGGCTGCACCCGTCCCCGCCGTACTTTTTAATTCTATATTATAATGTATAAGCATTTTAGAACCGCCGCCGAAAAAATATTTACATTTAATCTTGATTTTACTATTGACATTTACGCTTAATCATGTATAATGGTTAATGTAAATGATACCCACCGCACAAAACAGGAGGTAAACAAAATGAAACTTGAAACCGTAAACCGCCGGACGCTGGCAAGCGTCAAAGCAGCCGCCAAGATCAGCGAAACCAACGCCGAAATAATCGTTGATTTTCTGAATGATCTTTCCCACGACTACCCCGAAACCGTCCCCTATCTGAGAACCGCCGAAACCCTGTTTGAAACCATTATTGAAATCAACGCCCAACTGAAAACCATTTAAGGAGGAAAAAAACAAATGTCTACCATTGAAATGATCGCAGCTTGTCACCAGTACAAGGAACTTCAGAGAATGCAAGAGGAAATCGCCGCCGAAATGGCAGCTATTGCGGACGCAATCAAGAACGCCATGGAAGACCGGGAAACCGTCACCGCCGGAGAATACAAGATCAGTCATACCACCGTAAACGGATCCCGGCTGAATACCTCCGCATTAAAAAAGGAGCTGCCCGAAATCGCCGCCCGCTATACCGTGCCCACGGTGCAAAAGCGTTTCCAGATCCGCTAAAAGAAAACGCCGGGGAAAGTGTTCCAGCACTTTACCCCGGCAATACCCCAGACGAACCACCGAACCAGGGCGAAACAATTTTAAC